ATGAAAATACTGCCCGTTGTCTCCACAAAAGGTGGCGAAGGTAAATCAACACAATCCGCAAACCTGGCTGGTTTTCTCGCCGATGCAGGTATCCGTACCCTGCTGATTGACGGAGATCATGCTCAGCCCACGGCAAGCAACATCTTTCCGCTGACATATGAAGCGTCAGCCGGTCTTTTTGAGTTGCTGATGCGCACGGCTGACCTCAGTCATCCCGATAACATCATTTCCCGCACGGCTATCGACGGACTCGATCTGATAGTCTCCAATGACCCTCATGAGCAGTTAAAAACTGCGATGCTTCACGCCCCGGATGGTCGTCTGCGCCTCCGGAATGTCCTGCAGCATCCGCTTTTTCTGAACAACTACGATGTCATTGTAGTTGATTCTCAGGGAGCACGTTCTGTCATGCTCGAAATGATTGTGCTGTCGGCCACTGATTCGGTTGTCGGGATGGTCAATCCGGTACTCCCTGATGTGCGCGAGTTTATTCGGGGCACTGTCAATGTTATGGAGAACCTGCTGCCTTACCGGGAGCTGGGGATACCCCTGCCGAAAGTACGCACGCTGGTTAACTGCATGGATTATACGGCACTGGCCAGGAAGACGCTGGATGAGCTGGCCGGAATTATTCAGACCGGTCGTTACAGCAGACAGTTACCTGAAGGTGCGGTTTCCCTTCTTTCCACACAGATTTACGACCTGAATATTTACAAGCAGGGGCATGCGGCTGGTCAACCCGTACATCGTCTCGAAAAAGAATCCACACGTCGCAGTGATTCCGCGCTTGTCACGATGCACAGCCTGGCCTGTGAACTCTTTCCTGAGTGGAAACAGGCGTTTGACGGGCTGCTGGCGAACGGGGGAATACGTCAGTGATTCAGGTTAAGCGAGAACCATGCAGCTCCGTTACCCTGGCTTATGGACGTTATCAATACCGGACAATATGACGAGAAGGATTAACCCTATGAATAACAGCAGCAATACCACAACCCGTAATACGCTTTCACCCGTTGAGTCAGCCTGTCATGCCTTACTGGATTTTATTGCCCGGGAAGTTTTTGAGAATAAAGCACCGGAAGAGGACGTCAGGGAACGTTGCAAAGTATTTACAGCGCTGCTTAACGAAGGATTTAAAGCCCTGCTTGATGAGGCAGGGCTGAATCTGTCAAACCTTCGTAAACAGTGTGAGGAACTGGAATCTCAGATAACCAGACTTGATTCTCAGTCCGATGCTATTTGTCGCAGAGGTGCTCAAATTGAACGCTTCATTGGTCACCATTTACCTTTTTTCGATTTGAACAAAGTTTTTGATACTGCCAGTCAGTCATGTGAACCAGCGCCTTCTCCGGCTCAGTCGGCTGTGTCCAGTAGTCAGCCCAGTAATCTGTCAGAGCAAGGGACATCTCAGCGGGTGTCATCTGTTCAACCGTTGCAGGGAGCCAGTGATGTTGATGAATAAGAGCAAACTTAACGGCTTGTTGAACGCTGATACTGTTATCGTCCAGAAAAAACCAGCGGCGGCTGTTAATCAGCCAGTGTCCGAGCCAGCAAAGTCGGTAAGCGAGCTTCCGGTCAGCTCCGGGAAAGATTTCTGTTCCCTGGTCAAAGAAGGTTTTGCACCGTTCCACATCGTCGGTGCTCATACCTCCGACTTTCCAGTTTTCATAATATTTTGCCATGTTGCCATCCTCATCATGGTTGTTATCAATGCCGGACGGCAGTTGCTGATGATTTGTGTTCATAAGGTATTTCTCTTCGTAAACATGTTGATTATGAGCGCAAATATGCTGTACGTACCTTCTGACCGGGGTCGGCAAACTTACCGGTCGGAAAATGTACAGAAAGTTATGGGCCTTTTATGCCCTGCAACTGTTCGTCCGGCACCCGTTTTCGTTTTTTTGCATGGTGGGTTTGCTGTGAAACAGGCTCCGTTTGCCCGGGAGGTGGCGTATGTCTGAACGCTATATTCCACGCTCCGTTGATGCAGAGCAGGCCGTGCTGGGCGGCCTGATGCTCGATAATGAACGCTGGGATGAGGTGGTACTGATGCTCCGGGGGGAGGATTTTTCTCTGGCCGCACACCGGGTGATATTCCGCACCATGTCAGAGCTGGCAACCAGCGGTCAGCCGTTCGACCTCATCACGCTGAGTGAGCATATTGAGAAAACAAACAATATTGAGGCACTGGGTGGTTTCGCTTATCTGGCTGAACTCAGCAAAAATACGCCTTCTGCAGCCAATATTATCGCTTATGCCCGTATTGTTGCTGAAAAGAGCATGCTGCGTCAGTTGCAGGAGACGGGGAATGCGCTGATTACGGATGTGGCCGCACCGGATGCGACACCACGCACTGTTCTTGAATCCGCTGAACGTCGGCTCTTTTCACTTTCACAGACTGGCATGTTGCATGAGCGATGTGAAGTCAGTCTCACCTCGGCTATGGAGCTGGCGCTGCGTCAACTGGAAGAGGGACTGAACGCCGGCGGGATGACGGGCACGCCCACGGGATTTGATGAACTGGATGAGATGACCTGTGGTCTGCAGCCCGGCGACCTCATTCTTCTGGCTGCACGCCCGTCTATGGGGAAAACAGCGCTGGGCCTTACCTTCTGTCTTAATGCCCTGTGTAACCGGACCGATGAAACGGTATTTCTTTTCAGTATCGAAATGTCCCGGGAGCAGCTGATTCTGCGTGTCCTGTCAATGCTCTCCAGGGTGGAGCTGACACGTCTTCGCAGCAGCATGATGGATGATGAAGAGTGGGCGAGAGTCACGGCAACCATGGGACGCTTCATGAATGAAGCGTCATTCATCGGAGATGGAAACCGCCTGATAATTGATGACACCTCCTTCCAGACGCCGTCATCGCTGCGTGCCAGCGCCCGTCGTTATGTCCGTCTGTATGGCAGACCTTCCCTGATAATGGTTGATTACCTCCAGCTGATTCGTTCTCCGGACCAGGAGAACCGAACGCAGGAAATTGCGGAAATATCCCGCGCCCTTAAGGCGTTAGGTAAAGAGCTGGGATGCCCGGTACTGGCACTGTCTCAGCTTAACCGTCAGGTGGAGCAGCGGGCGGATAAGCGCCCCAATAACGGTGACCTGCGTGATTCCGGGGCGCTGGAGCAGGATGCTGACCTCATTATGTTTATTTACCGTGATGAGGTTTATAACTCTGGCACGCTGGATAAGGGCGTTGCTGAAATCATTGTGAGCAAACAGCGGCAGGGGCCAACCGGAACGATACGGGTGAACTTCGACGGCCGCTACACCCTGTTTTCACCGTTTGAACGTGGATGGAATTTTGACCGTGCCGGAGGAAATGCGTATGTCAATTAAACGAAATCATTCCGTTGATCTGGGAGCTGCCATCATGCAACCGGGCCGTCAGACCAGCACGACGGGTAACGTGGTGGCGCTGGGGGAAACACCGATGATTCTGACGCTGGATCAACTGCGCCCCAACCCGGATAACCCGAGGACCACGCGTAATCCCCGGTACGACGATATTAAAAGTTCAATTTTCTCCCGTGGACTGGATACGGTGCCCAAAGTCACCCGGATACCTGAGAGTGAGCCGGATATCTATATTTTCAGCGATGGTGGTAACACGCGATATCAGATCCTGAAAGAGCTGTGGGAGGAGACCGGCGATCAGCGTTTCTATCGTATTCATGTGCTTTTCAAGCCATGGCCGGGACGGCTTCAGTGCGTCATTGGTCACCTGGCTGAGAATGAAGTCAGGGGCGAACTGACGTTTATTGAAAAGGCCCGGGGTATCCATAACGCCCGGATGATTTATGAGGAGTCGATGCAGCGAACCGTGACGATCAGGGAACTGGCGTCACTGCTGACGGATGAAGGACTTCCGGTAAGCCACTCATCTGTCAGCAGGATGGAGCATACTCTGAAATATCTGTATCCGTGGATCCCCGATCTTCTGGAATCAGGATTAGGAAGACCGCAGATCAATTCACTGTTGTCTCTCCGGCAGGATGCGGAACGCATCTGGGGACAGTTTGCGGTGGCAACAGAGAACGGGGCGGATTTTGACCGCGTGTTTGGTGAATGCTGCAGCAAATTCAATTCACCGGAGCTCTGGTCACTGGAGATGTTCCGGGATGAGCTGATTGGTGATCTGCTGAAAGCGTTACCACATCCGGTGCTGGATTATGACCGCTGGTTGCTTGAACTGGATCCGCGGGAGCGTAACCGACGTCACCATTTTGGCGAACCTGAGCCGGTGCTCATTCCCGCAGACAGTGATGCGATGCCAGAGCCTGCGACTGACGGTGTGTCGGCAGTGACGGCGGAGAAGAACAGCGGAAGGGAGCAGTCTGTGATTTCCGCACCGGCTGACCATGACACCGTCATGAATACGGAGCAATCCCCGGCTGGAAAGGCGGAGAGTTCAGTTATCGAACAACGCGAAGAACGCCGTAGAAAGGAAGTCCAGCCGGATATGTATGGTGGTGAAGAAACATACAGCGGCGATTACGAAGAGGATGGCGATACCCGTGATGCTGCGGATCTGCCGGTAACGTCACCGGAAGAGGGGGCTCAGCAGAGCAGCGGTGAAATATTCAGTGAGCCGGTATTCAGTGTTGGTGAACTGGATGATATCGAATATCTGCAGAATGAGGCATTTCACCTGGCATGGGAGCTGGCGTCACACACAGGCTGTGTCGATGAGCTGGCTATGGACAGGGAAAGCGAACTGTCTGCGGGATTCGGCGCGGCAGAGGCGAATTGTTCTCCGGTCATGGCATTTCTTGTCAGGCTGACCGGTGAGGAGGTTCTGCGGGTTAATCCGGTTTCTCTTGATGCACTGATGATTGGTGGCAGTACTGAAGAAGAGCCACCACTGCTGGATGATGAGCATGCCGGGAAGTTACTCCGTCTGCTTGGGGTGTTGCGTCGTCTGCGGGGGCTGCAGCGCCAGGTGGAAGAAGAGAACGTGGAGGGGCGTGATGAATAATGATGCAGCACGTCAGGAGCAACTGATTAAACGGATAAGAAAACTGCTGGCGCTGAGCCGGAATAACAGTAATCCACATGAGGCAGGTCAGGCTCTTTCCCGCGCACAGGCGCTGATGCGGAAGCATGGTATCACCGAACTGGATGCTGATATTTCGGTGATAAAAACCTCATCATCAAAGGGAGCACCGTCAGAAGCGGAAAAAGTTCCGGTATGGATGGGGCGTCTTATGAATGTTGTTGCAGGGGCATTCGGATGCCATACATACCTGGACTGGCGTATCACAACCGGAGGATACTGGCGGCGGATTGTCACATTTTATGGTTTTGGGGAGCGTCCGGTTGTGGCTGCGTATGCCTTTGATGTTCTCTGCCGGCAGATGCAAAAGGCGACAAAAGAGTATCTCTCAACCCAGAGCCGGAAATTAAAACACTCAACCCGTCGTGCAAGAGCTGCGATGTTTCGTGACGGCTGGGTTTATGGGGTGCGTGATGTGGTGGATGCATTCCGGCTCACGGAAGATGAGACGCGTGTAATGAATACGTGGCTGCAGAACCAGCAATTTGAGGGAATGGGCGTCTTCCGGGAGGTAAAGGACTGCCATGGCGGTGACCATGCACGCTGGCAGGGATACAACGAGGGGAAAAAGGCAACGCTGAATCACGGTGTTGGTTCCCGGGATCTGAGACCGGAAAGCCTGATATCGGGCGGAGGTGAGGTATGAGTAACAACTTATCACAGGCCACCAACGGGCTGTTGATGCAACTGGTGATGGATCTCAAGAGTGGCTATCTGCGGCGATGTGAAGCGCTGGGGCTTTCCCGGGAAGAAATGCAGATGCTGCAGGGGCTGAGCATTGAAGAAATTCACTATCTGTCAAATTCAGAAGTGTCGGTGCTGCGGCTGGATATTAACCACAACAATCTTGTGCGCATGTTGCAGCAGGCGCGGACTGAACAGAAACGTCTGCAGCGAATCGATCGCGCTCTGGCGCTGGGTGGGTCTATCGAACTCATGGCGTTTTATTTTGGTCTTTCCAGCGTGGATGTGGCTGCGCGGCGTCGTATCTCCGGTATTGATGTTCGTCCCGGAAGGGGGATCACCCTGAGTGACGATGAGAATTCTGAACTCTGGCGGTTGTGGCAGAAAGCCGGGATCAATGATGTGGAGAGTGTGGATGGGCTGGATGTCATGATGCTTTGTGCTGAACAGATGAACATTCCACTGACGGCCATCTGGCATGCCGTCAGAGGGTGGCATACAACCGGAAATCCGGATCAGGTAAGGAGTGCGTCATGAAGATGACAGAACTGGTTCCCGGAGTGCTGACAAGTCCGGGCGTCCCTCCCACCAGTCAGCGTAAGGCGGTTGAACTGGTCAATCGCTTCCGTCGTGGAGAGCGGAATTATCATGAACTGAAGGAAAGAGGATTTGGTTATTTCAAGATTGATGTTGGTCCTGACTGGCGGTTACTGAGCCGGAATAAAGGGCTGACCTGGGCCCTGTTGAGTCATGAACGATACAACAACATGAGACTGAAGTGAGGTGGAAAGATGAGTAATGCAGCAAGACTCCAGCTGGGTTTTTCTCCGTTTTCAAAAACTATCGTGCTGGCAAAAATGCGTAATCTTGACGACGGAACCAGTCTTCGTGTCGGTAATGATCCCGGTCGCGATGTAACCAATGAGGCGGCTCAGCTTGTCTGGCATCTGGTCATGGCAGAAGGTGGTGAAATTATGTGGGAAATGGACGATGGCTCCCGCATGGTGCTGAAGGCTGAAAGTCAGGAGGCAACCAGTGAGCAAGATTAACTACCAGGCACTGCGTGAGGCGGCAGAGCAGGCAATGCATGACGACTGGGGATTTGACACGGATCTTTTCCATGAGCTGGTAACACCATCGATTGTGCAGGCACTGCTGGATGAACGGGAAGCCCAAAGCAAACACGTAGCTGAACTGGAGGCTAATTTATCGGCGATGACCGAAGACCACCAGAAAGCGACTGAGTCAATTAAGCAGGCTGATTCGGCTGTTAAGTTGGCACACGAGACGTTTTCGGCGCTGGCGGCGGAGAATGCAAAGCTGAAGAAGTTCTGCAAAGACGCTGCATTCGATGCCGATTACGAAGCAGAGTCAGGTATGGAGCGTGGTGGATTCAGTGATGCGCTTAACGAAATCAAAATCACAGCCACCGACGCTTTCCTGGCTGAAGTACGGGCGCAGGGGGTGGATGCTGCTATAGACGCTGCAAAAAATCTGGTGGCTCAGGAATATGAGTATAAGGATTTCAAAGCGGCGCAGAGTGATTGCTGTATGTTTCCTGGTTCAGACCTGGTAGGGAAGGTTGAAATGACCGAGTGGTTAGTTGACTTTGCCGCAGAGCTTCGCAAAGGAGGCAACCAGTGAACAAGATTGACTATCAGGCACTGCGTGAGGCGGCAGAAGCAATAAAAATAGCAGCCACACCACAAAAATTGCTGGCATTTCGTATGAAAGTCACACCTCAGGTTGTGCTGGCGCTGCTGGATGAGCTGGAAACCAAAGAAGAACAGCGAGCTAACTTGCAGGGACCAGAAGGATTGATTAAAGCAGTGCGCTTCTATGAACAGGTTAAGCGTGAAAATCCGCCAGTCGAAACCGGAGTATGGAAAGACGCTGTTGACTGGGTGCTCAAAGAGGCTTGCCAGGCTGTAAACATTGGCATCAAAGGAGAGTGAGAGTGCAGATTTCACCGGTTACTCTTCGTGTTGCGAAGGCGTTTATATCCAGACATCACCGACACAATAAACCCCCGGTGGGGCATAAATTCAGCATTGGTCTGAGAAATGATGCCGGAGAATTGATAGGTGTGGCGACAGCCGGTCGACCTGTTGCACGACATTTGGATGATGGATTAACGCTTGAAGTAAATCGCACATGTACCACAGGAGAACGCAACGCTAACAGCGCGCTTTATGGTGCTGTCTGGCGGGCAGCAAAAGCTATGGGTTATCAACGTTGTATTACGTACACCCGGGCAGATGAATCAGGAGCATCTCTTCGCGCAACTGGTTTTGTTCGTGTGAAAGAGCTTCCTCCAAGAAAAAGCTGGGCGGAATCAAGCGTCGCCCTGCGGAGTAAACGCGATCCAGTCGGAAACGGTGGTGTTCCTCGTGTGCTCTGGGAAATCAGGAGAATGAGTACCACTGGTATTCGCATCAAAGGAGAGTGATATGGCGTTAACACACCACGAACTCTGTCAGATTGCGTACAAGTTCCTTAAGCGCAACGGGTTCAAGGTTTGCTTTCATGACCGCTTTATAGCTGTAACCAGTACCGGAGAACAGCCAGATGCTATGGGATTCAGAAATTCAGCATCATGCCTGATAGAGGCGAAGTGTTCTCGTGCTGACTTGTTGGCAGATAGAAAAAAGCGTTTCCGTAAAAATCCCTCACTTGGCATGGGCGACTGGCGATTCTTTATTAGTGAGCCGGAAATTATTTCAGTTGAGGATTTACCTCCCGGCTGGGGATTACTTCACGTTGTTAACGGAAGAGTACGGAAAGTACATGGATGGCCCAGGGGTAATTGCTGTTGGGGTAATCCTGACGATAAGCCATTTACTGGGAATAAGCAGGTTGAATGCGATTACATGTTATCTGCATTAAGGCGCATGGAGCTAAGAGGACACCTTAATGAAATATATGACGGTGTAATTGTTAATAAGAAAGAAGGAAACGCAGCATGACCACTTTAACCGACAAAGAACTAATTAAAGAAATCAGAGAGCGAATACCCCGCCTTGCCAGCGTCGGTAGTGCCTGAAGGACTGGTTAAAGCAGTGCGTTTCTATGAACAGGTAAAGCGTGAGAATCCGCCAGTCGAAACCGGAGCATGGAAATACGCTGTTGACTGGGTATTACAGGAAGCATGTCAGGCTGTTCATTGGTGCCGACAGATATCAGCCCTTCAGGAACAGGAGAATCATTCATGAGAAAAATCAGTGGAATGTTGAATCTGGAGAAGGCCAGGATGCAGTTGCGTGTTTTGTTATCTGGACCTGTTCCTGCAATCACTCCGATGGCGCATGCCGTGGCAATAAAAGTTGTGCTTGATGCTCTGGATGCGAGTGAGCGGAGGGTGGCTGAACTGGAACAGGTCTGCACTGCCGCGGGTATTCGTATCAAAGGGGAACAAGTGAAATGAAACGGAAAATGCAGACAATTTCGGGTCCTGTGATTATCGACAGTAATGAGGTGACACAGTTTTACCCGGACCATGAAAGTGGAGGGGAACTCACCGCTGTTGAGTACCTTGCTGACGGGGGAAGAATCACCGCGAGGGTGAGGCACTCTTTTTATCAGGTTGCTGCGGCACTTGCCGGGGCATGGCGTGCGGATGATGCATCAAAAAGCGGTGGGTGA